CCGAAATCCTCTTCGGGGCCTGGTGCTAAGGTCACCACCCTGATCGGGCACGATCATCCTGGGACGTATTGTCTTACGAGACAAGCGGGCATAACGTGCCAGGCTCTTCACACCGGGAAGATCAGATTGTCTGGTCGACCAGTGTATAGGGCGTCCTATGGCTTAGTCGTGAGAAACGTATTAAATATTTAGTAAAACGCATTGATAATAATGACTCCTTCTCTTCAGGGCTAGCGAGATCCACTTTTCGGACCTGGTATTTCTCCAGGCCCGTGAGTAGGTCCCGCCAACCCTTGTTGACAGCAGCCACTAAACCAATATTGTCCCGAACATCGGGATCTAACATCATACGATAAATATGAGGATCAAACCTCGAGACGATTAACTCCAGTAAAATTGATAAACCTTTTAAATCAAGAGTATCTACTTCTAGAACTCGATAAAGAAGATTGAGATGTGCCTCCATCTCCACAATATATGTATCAAATATATAAGGGGTTGAACAAAGAAAGGATACATACCATGACTGGTATTTATCCCTCTTTGCTTTAACCTTCTTATAGGCAGTGACAGTTTTTTGCAACTTCTTGACGACTCGTTTTGCGTTATCGAGGTCAACGAAGATTGAGGTTCTGGCGTCCCCTAAAAAGGGATGAAGAAAAGATTTAATAATAAAACGAATCACCAGAACATAGAACAGATCCAGGTAATCCTGGTCCCGTTCCGGCTCTAATGCCGTTCTATCATTAGCAGTGGTTTTTATTATGCTGCTGAACGTGTTAAAAGTATTAGTCAATTGATGACCGATACTCCCTAGCGCAACCCCATACGGGGCGCGCTCTGGGTTATTTGACCGTCCAGCCTTGGATCGATTGAGGCCAATCGTGGCGTCACTGACATTCAAGTGTAGACATAGTGGAATCACTGGTAACAGAACATGGCCTTTAGCCAGGACTGTGACCAAATGAAGGTACACTGATGGTTTCACCATTAGTCGTAGTTTCATTAGGATATCATAGGGGTTAGAAGACCACCGACGTGTAATACGTCGAGCAAATTCCGTCATAGACGAGATTGTACCCACCCCAACAGCTTCCTTAGAAGGAATTGGAGAGATGTTCGACTTCCCTAGATATGTCTGATTGGCAAAGTTTATCAAGCCCTTAGAGCTGACGAAACTCTTAGCGAGTTTAATCGGCACACCTAAGGTATAATTCATAAGGTCATAATACATGTCGGCAGTGTCTTTGTCCCCGACGACAATATCGTCTCCTAGGAGAACATATTTATCGAAGGGTAAAAGACCACTGGTGAACATATGTTTAATTAAAGAGGATATGATAAGAACCCCTTTATGTAAGAGGGTAATCAATTCAACTGAAGATAAAGGTCCCTTGATAGGATCGTCTAGTAGTTCCGTTGGTCCCCTCACGAAGTTGAGGAAGTCAAGATGGGACAATTCCCATCTCGCACCAACACTCAAACATTGATAAAATGGTGATTTCTCACCTTCTAACAACAATGCCTTAAAGGCACATAGAATGAATGCCGCCTGAACCACCATGTGGTGAGCAAAAGCTAGTAGACCCCAGGAAGAGTAGGCTCCCATAGGCTGACCTCTAGTGTAGCGCAAGGGTAACATCTTGTGTCTATACGTGGCAATAGGGCGTTTCTTGTTCCCACGCTGTACTTTTTTTATAGTTTCAGCGGAAGGTGTCCAAGTAAACGTCTTATCTGTCAAGAGTTCAAGCCAACGACTTGAGAACTCCTGTCCAAATATCGGCACAAGTATAAGATGATACAGGGTCCTGGGAACAAGGTCGGTAGCACTACTCAGATCATAAGAGGCGTGATATTTAATATCATTCCGCTCAGTGAATCTTCTTAGTGTTCCCTCTTGATCAAAGGTTGCATCAGTAGAAAACCAAGGTAATATTTTAAATAAATACTCATGTAATATAAATAAAATACATTGAGACCAATAATCATTGATGGCAATAATGCGGTTTTTACCCGCTGCCTCATGAATAACCGACAATTTACCTAATCTTAAGCGTTCTTCGGGATAGATACGAGTTCTTCGTACTGTCACGTAGAGACGCTCAAAAACAGATAAACGGCCCGGTTGGGTCCGATTGATATCCTTCAGGAGAGCAATGGAAGTGAATTCTAACACCTCCTCAGGATTGAGGTGGTGTGATCGGGGTTTACCCCTAGAATCCACGCCCCATTGGTATCCTTCCGGATTAGAATAAGAAGTGATATACCCTTGTACAACATCCAGATGGTACTTGAACATCGCTTTGGGGGATCTCTTCCGAGCAGTGGATCTCTTTAGTTTATCAGGCTTTTGATAGCCAAAATATCCCTTAGGATCCTTGCTCTCGAGATTTCCCTTAAACTCTTCCCATGAGGGCGTAAGCCCAACTGAGTGAGAGGATATGAGAGTACTGTAATGGGGTTGTACAACATCAGCAATGCGGTAGATGACCGAATAAAAGGCATCACGCACTTTAAAGAAAGGATCATTGCGGCGAGGATCATTACGATCCAGGCTTGGACAACCCTCCGGCCTCAAGCTTCGCTTGGGCCCGTGAGCTCGTTCACGCGCATCGTAGATGTCATCTTCCCCCAATTCCTCTTTAACACCGTAGAATTTACGGTTATCATAATCCGTATCCTTAACCACCCCAGTGGTGTTAAGCGGTGCGAGGAAATAAAGTAAGGGGGCTAACCCCTTTGGATGCGACAGCCACGCCACGAAGTCAGCAGCTGCGCCTTGGAATGAGATTTTCTCATTAGGGCCGGCCTTCACTGATCGAGGCAGGTTGATGTGACGTCCGATCCAGGATAAAGTATCGCGCGCATTTAATAAGCGGCGAGGAATAAAAGTTTGGAACTTGAAGAAAGAACTGAACACATGTGATAATCCAGATATGTCAGTTTGAAGCGGTGGAGCTTGGATGGTATCGAGTGGGATCGGCCCATACCCCCCTACACAACATTTGTATAGGTTGAATATGGACAACCACACTCTAATAACATTCAAGTCCCCCTTCCTGATACGATCTCTCACGATCCGTGGTAAGCCTTTCGGCAAACCACTGGATAAAGCCACAAAACACCCCAGGTCAAAAGTACTCTGGCGGGGCCGACCTGAAATAAAGGCGGTAATCACAATAAGTGACACCTTAAACCTTAAGATCAAGCCAGTAGGACCGTTATGACGTAAAATACGCTTAACGTCCTTAAGGAACGCAAGAGAAACCCTGAGCTGTTCAACAGTAAGTCGACCATAAACCCAGAAGTATGTTTGTCTTACATACTTTGTGAGAAAACCCTTGAGATTACTCTCAGAGGGGGCAACCAACCTGTCCTTTGTACCGACTTGAAAGAAAGCTCCCAAAGCCCTGATATTCAGGGGGGAATTTTTAAAAGAGAAAGTATGATAGGGCCGTTTGGCCGAAGAAAGTGGTATGGAGGCAGACGACGACGTCGAACGGGACTCACCCTCTTTCAAGGGTGGTCCCTCCGGGCCGATGAGATCAGGTGAGGTTGTCGGACGTGCTATCAGCACTAAAGTCATCTCATTGCTGAGTGCGACTCTATTGTATGCGTGATATTCACGTTCCTTTAGATAGAGCACTTCGGTAGGGTCCCCTGGGTCTTCAATGACCCACGACTTCTGTTTCCATAGGTCGGGATCAAGTTCACGACGACGTTGTTCGATAGTTTTAGGCCCATTGGTCTGAAACCGCTGAGCTTTGTTAAAAGTGAAAGCGTTAGATCGATGAGAAAGGCACAAGATTGTGTTGAGTATCATTGCTTTTAATATATCAAGTCGGGAGGGTACAAGCACTCCTCTTTCCCAGTTATGGGGAGGCAGGTCATCATGGAAGATGAAACCGTTGTGGCAACTCAAGAGTTCCCACGGTTATCCCTACCTCGGACTACTATCTCGTGACAGGTCCCTGACGGGGATCCTGAACACGCAGACACCACCATAGGAATTTACTTCCTGCATATCTGGAGACATAAGTCTCGATACCTACAAACATAGGCACCTAGGTCGAATTATGGATAACGTCCGTTTTTCTAGGCCTGCCTTCTCAGTGCCATTAAACCGGGCTATAGTTTCCTCTTGTTTAGGAGTTAGTTATAGGCCCAGGAGGTACGTTTAAGTATTTTACCCATTATCCTTTTGCCACAGGTGACTAGGGGTCTGGTTAAGGTTTGTCAAACCATGGTACAGAATATGTATCTGTGGTGACGATCTAGAAGGAAGCTCGGGATAACTCCATGTCTTCTCAGAAGCTGAGAAGGGTGATCTTACGATCTCGCACGGATTCGGTCTCGTAAAGCCCGTTAAGCTTCCGGTGAGGGCACCCGGCGCAATCCTTGCGTAACTAGGACGATTGGATCACGTACGATCTGGTGTAGGAGCAGTAGAGCTCACAACACAACTTAGTGTTGGTAACCCGGTGCGATTCCGGGC